ATCTAAAACTGGATGGTAGTTATCTTGCTCTCTATCCCGGTGACACCTTGGTAGTCACACCAGAGTCTGGTAGTAGCATGGACACCACTGTCACTGTAGAAGAACATTATGAACAAGGACTATTTTAATCATGGCTAAAAGAGAACTAAACGAACAGCAGAAGAAATTCATTGAGGTGTTATTTGCTGAGGCTGGCGGCAATCCAGCTAAGGCAAGGCAGCTTGCTGGCTATAGCGAAGGCTATGCTACCAAGATGATTATGGATACTCTCAAGGAAGAAGTGATTGAGGCTACACAGCTATACATTGCTATGAACGCCCCTAGAGCAGCTATGGCTGTTGTTAGTGGCATTGCTGACCCTACAGAGCTAGGCTTGAAAGAGAAGCTCAATGCTGCTAAGGATTTGTTAGACAGGGCTGGCTTGGTGAAGACAGAGAAAGTTCAGGTGACAGCACCTAACGGCATCATGATTTTACCAGCCAAAGATAGCAGTGAGTGAGAGAGACTTAGGGGCTTGGATATTGCCTCAACCGAAAGCAAAGGAAACATATGTACCTATTCCAAAGATTAGAAACACTATACCATTTGGTTACAGACAAGATGAAGAAGATAGTAGCCTCCTGCAGCCAATACCTACAGAGCTTGAAGCGTTAGAACTAGCTAAGAAACATTTAAAACAATACAGTTCTAGGCAGGTAGCAGCTTGGCTTACCACTACCACAGGTAGAACTATAAGCCATGTGGGATTGTTAAAGAGAATAAAGACTGAAAGAACTCATGGACGAAAATCCGCTACTTACCGCAACCTTGCCACAAGGCTCCAAAAAGCCCTTGAGCAAGCGGAAAGGTACGAAGAAAAATCTAAGAGGCTCGGCAGGGAAGACCAAACAGGATACTTCGAGTCAGAACAGTACAGCAAGCTCACCGAATATATCGATAGTAAACTCGCCAGAGACTCCTCAAGCGATAGCTGATGATAGGGAAGTGTTGTTTAAGCCCAATCCGGGGCCACAAACATTCTTCTTAGCTTCCTCAGAGAGGGAAGTGTTATATGGTGGTGCTGCTGGAGGTGGTAAAAGCTACGCTATGTTGGCTGATCCACTGAGGTATATGGTACATCCACAGTTTTCTGGGCTTCTGTTACGACACACTACAGAAGAACTTCGAGAACTTATTTGGAAGAGTCAAGAGCTTTATCCAAAGATTTACCCCGGCATCAAATGGAGTGAGAGAAAGATGCAGTGGGAAGCACCATCAGGGGCTAGACTGTGGATGTCTTACCTTGATAGAGACGAAGATGTATTGAGATATCAGGGATTAGCGTTTAGCTGGATTGGTTTTGATGAGTTGACGCAGTGGCATACGCCATTTCCGTGGAACTATATGCGTTCTCGACTGCGTACAGCAGCGTCAGATCTACCAATCTTCATGAGAGCTACAACAAATCCGGGTGGTCCGGGCCATGCTTGGGTGAAGAAGATGTTTATTGACCCTTCTCCAGCGGGTAAAGCCTTCGATGCCACTGATATTGAGAGTGGAACTACCTTGGTGTATCCTAAAGGACACAGCAAAGAGGGGCAAGCACTGTTTAAGCGTAGGTTTATCCCTGCTATGTTGACGGATAACCCCTATTTGATGCAGACAGGTGACTATGAAACCATGTTGTTGTCTCTTCCTGAGCACCAAAGGAAGCAACTACTGGAAGGAAACTGGGATATTGCAGAAGGTGCAGCCTTCACAGAGTTTAATAGGCAGATTCATGTAGTGGAACCATTCCACATACCGAGTAATTGGACTAAATTTAGGGCTTGTGACTATGGATACGGAAGTTATAGTGCTGTGGTGTGGTTTGCTGTGTCTCCAAGTGAGCAATTGGTGGTCTATCGTGAGTTATATGTTAGCAAGGTGCTTGCCAAAGACCTCGCTCACATGGTAATGAGGGCTGAAGAGAACGATGGCCCTATGAGATATGGTGTATTGGACAGTAGTTGCTGGCATAAGCGTGGTGATACAGGTCCATCACTGGCAGAACAGATGATTGCAGAGGGTTGTAGGTGGAGGCCAGCGGATAGAAGTGCTGGTAGTAGGGTGTCAGGTAAGAATGAGCTACATCGAAGGCTACAAATTGACCCCTTTACAGAACAACCAAGACTAGTTATAACAAGCAACTGTGTGAACACGATTGCTCAGCTACCTATCATCCCTTTGGATAAAAAAAACCCAGAGGACATTGATACTAAGGCTGAAGATCACTTATATGATGCTATTCGTTATGGTGTGATGAGCAGACCTAGAAGTAGTTTGTTCGATTACAATCCATTAACCTCTGGTGGTAGTGGTATGAAGATGGCAGACCCCACATTTGGGTATTAAAAGGTATTTATGGCTACAAACAATTTTATGGATGATAAGTCCATTGGTTTAGAAGATAAAAAGCAGGGAGAAACTGCATCATTCACTGGTGATAGTCTATTAGTCTTTCTAAACGACAGATATACAAAGTCTGAAGAGAGTCGTAGACAGGATGAACAGCGTTGGTTGAAAGCCTATCGCAACTATCGTGGCATCTATGGACCTGAAGTAAAGTTTACTGAGACTGAGAAGTCCCGTGTATTTATTAAGGTGACAAAGACCAAGGTGCTTGCAGCATATGGTCAGATCACTGATGTGTTATTTGCTAATAACAAGTTTCCTCTAAGTGTTGATCCCACTGTCCTACCAGATGGTGTAGTGGATACAGTACACATCGATCCAAAAGCACCAGAAGGTGCAGAAGCAGAGATTGCTTCTCCATTTGGATATAAGGGTGATGGTAAAGACCTAGCACCGGGTGCTACACTTTCTTCTTTGATGGACAGGCTTGGTCCATTGAAGGGTCAACTTGGAAGTCAAGAAGGTTTGAAGGAAGGGCCGGGTGTTACACCTAGTTCCATCACATTCCATCCTGCTATGGTGGCAGCTAAGAAGATGGAGAAGAAGATACATGACCAGCTAGACGAAAGCGGTGCTAATAAGCATCTGCGTTCTACTGCCTTTGAGATGGCTCTGTTTGGTACAGGCATCATGAAGGGTCCCTTTGCTAAGACCAAGGAATATCCAAGCTGGAATGAAGAAGGCACTTACAAGCCAGAGATGAAGACAGTACCAGAGACATCACATGTCTCCATCTGGAACTTCTATCCCGATCCTGATGCTACTAACATGGAAGAAGCTCAATACATTATTGAGCGTCACAAGCTAAGTGCTACACAACTGAGGGCTTTGAAGAATCGTCCTTTGTTTAGAGGTAATGTCATTGAAGATGTTATCGAAATGGGAGCCACCTATACTAAAAAGTATTGGGAAGATGACTTGAGAGACTATGCTCCTAATTTAGGAACAGATAGATTTGAAGTGTTGGAATATTGGGGCAATGTTGATATTGACATGCTCAAAGAAAACGACATTGATATTCCTGACGCTTTGTTGGAGGCTAAGGAGTTGCAAGCCAATGTATGGTTCTGCAACAACAGAGTGATTCGCTTAGTGTTGAATCCGTTTAAGCCAGCCAACATTCCGTATTACGCTGCTCCTTGCGAATTAAACCCCTACTCTCTATTTGGCATTGGTGTTGCCGAAAACATGGACGACACCCAGACCCTCATGAATGGTTTTATGCGTATGGCTGTAGATAATGCAGTGTTGTCTGGCAACCTTGTGTTTGAGGTTGATGAAACCAACCTCGTTCCCGGTCAGGACATGACTGTCTATCCGGGTAAAGTGTTTAGGCGACAGGGTGGTGCTCCCGGTCAAAGCTTGTTTGGAACTAAGTTTCCTAATGTGGCTGCTGAGAACTTGCAACTGTTTGATAAGGCAAGACAGCTTGCTGATGAATCAACAGGCATGCCATCCTTTGCACATGGACAGACAGGTGTGAGTGGTGTAGGTAGAACAGCCTCTGGCATTTCTATGTTGATGAATGCTGCATCAGGCAGTGTTAAAACCATCATCAAGAATGTGGATGATTATTTGTTAGCTCCTTTGGGTAAGGCTTTCTTTAGCTTCAACATGCAGTTTGACTTTGATAACTCTATCAAGGGCGACTTAGAAGTTACAGCCAGAGGTACAGAGAGCTTGATGGCTAATGAGGTGAGAAGCCAACGCTTGATGCAGTTCTTGCAAATTGCAAGCTCTCCTGCATTGATGCCGTTTGCTAAGTTCCCTTACATCATTCGTGAAATTGCTAAGAGCATGGACTTAGATCCAGACAAGGTTACTAACAATATGGATGAAGCTATGCGTCAGGCATTGATGATGCAGCAAGCTACAGCACCAGCAGAGGGTGCTCCTCCTGTTGCTGGTCCAGAAGGTGGTCCTCCTCCAGTGGCTGATATGACTGGTGGTGGTGGTGGAAATATCGGTGTTGGTGCTGCACCAGTGCCGGGTGAACAAGGATTTGCTGGAAATGTCCAAGCCGTACCTCCCCAAGCTTAAAGGCTTTGTTAACACTCATGTGACATGGGATGCGTTCCTAGATTTGCTTGATACTGAAATTGAAAACAAGCAAAGAGATTTGGAACAAGCTTCAGATATGCGTGAGATTGGAAAGGCTCAAGGAGCCATTGCTGCTTTACGCAGATTGAAATATCTAAAGGATGAAGTAAATGTACAAAAATGATACAGAGAGATTGTTCGCTGAAGGCGGCATGAATGACGAAGGTGGAACAGTAGATCCTGTGTCAGGGAATGATGTACCTCCGGGTTCTTTGCAGAACGAAGTGAGAGATGACATTGATGCTAAGCTGAGCGAGGGTGAGTTTGTTATCCCTGCTGATGTTGTTAGATACATTGGTCTTGAGAGATTGATGAAGCTTCGTGATGAAGCTAAGCAAGGCTTGTCTCGCATGGCAGAGATTGGTCAGATGGGTAATGCACAAGAGGTAGAGAACCCAGAAGCTTTGCATGAAGGTGAAGAAGGCTTTGAGTCAGAGATTGATGACATCATGCAAGAGGTTGATGGCGAAGACATGGGTGAGAAGAAGTTTGCTGCTGGTGGTTTTGCAGAACCCGGCACTGACTACTTAGCCAAATACAACATTCCTAAAACATCTATTACCAATCCAGCTTTGGATGTTAGAGCATACAAGAATAAAGATGGTAGGGTGATGTATATCACCTTCTTCAATGACAAGCCTTCCATTGCTATCCCTGCTGGTTATGAGTTTGCTGGTTCTGCTGGTCAATTTATTGCAGAGACTAAGAAGACTGATGAGACTAAACCTGTTGTTACAGCTACAGGGACAGTTGAGTCTGGTGGTGATGGCCCAACAGGACCAGAGGGTGGTGCTTCTGTAGGCACTGGTTCTGGCGTTGGTGGTCCTTCAGGTACATCTATTGGTAACTCTCCAATTGGTATTGCCATTGGAGCCATTGCCAATGCTCTTGATGGTCTTACAGCTTCCACCCCCACTGCTGTAAGTGTAGGTACAGCTAATGCTGCTGGTATTGATGCATCTACCCCAGAAGGACTTGCAGCTAATGCTGCTGCAATAAGTGTTGATGATGCTTCTATTTCTGAGGGTGTTTCTGAAGGCACTTCAACAAATGGTATGGGTACAGTTGGTTCTACTGCTGCAACTGCTGCTGCTGATAACAGTGGTAATACTACCAGTGGTAGTGATGGTACAGATGGAAGTGGTAATACTGGAGGTGGTCCGGGTACTGGTGCTCCCGGTGATAGTGCATTTGCCAAGGGTGGCTTAGTTGCTAAGCGTACAAAGAAACAAGCACCTGCTCAAAAAAGAGGCATTGCCTCTAAGAAATAATACTATATAATTAGCATACTCAAACCAGAGGTGGGCTGGTGAGTGTCAACAATTTCCCACCATATGGCTACCTATCTCCCTGCTTTGCAGCTACAGTTAGCCCCAACTTAAAGGTATGTTATGACAGAAGCAGTAGTTACTCAGAATCAACAAGCTCAGGCTTTCTCTCCCTTTGGTAAGCGTAATGCTAACAAGGATAAGATTGAGCAAGAAGAAGCTGAGTTGAAACAATTGGCTGAAGATAAGAGCAGCCCTCAAGAACCACAAGATGGTGAGGACAGCAACTTAAGCGCAGAAGAGAAAAGCTTTAAGAAGCGTTACGGAGATCTGCGTAGACATTCTCAGCAACAGCAAACCACTTTGCAGAAGCAAATTGATGAGCTTCGCTCACAGCTACAGAGCAGTACAGAGAAGCAGATTAAGCTTCCTAAGAGTGAAGAAGAACTTAATGAGTGGGCTGCTCAATACCCTGATGTTGCAAAGATTGTTGAAACCATTGCAATTAAAAAGGCTAAGGAACAAACCCAAGCATTGGATGAGAGGTTTAAACAGCTAGATGAGCGTGAGCATCAAACAGCTAAGGATAAAGCAGAGGCTGAACTAACTCGCTTACATCCAGACTTTGACTCCATCCGTGATGATGATGCATTCCATACATGGGTTGATGAACAACCTAAGTGGGTGCAAGATGCTTTGTATGATAATGAGAGTGATGCCAAGGCTGCTGCCCGTGCCATCGATCTATACAAAGCTGATAAAGGTATTAAGACTAAGAAACCTGCTGCAGATAAGGGTGCTGCTGAAAGCGTAAACACCCGTAGTAGTCGTTCTGCACCTACAGGTGAGAGCACAGATGGTGTCTTTTATGAGTCACAGGTAAGTAAAATGTCTACCTTTGAGTATGAAAAGAATCAAGAATCTATTGCTAAAGCATTACAATCAGGTAAGTTTGTATACGATGTTAGCGGAAACGCTCGTTAAGTATTGACAAACTTGAAACAACTGGTATAACTTTAAGCGGGGCTAGGTATCTAGTCCTGCTCCTATGGGCCGTATCATACTAGTTACACTACCCCATAGAGTTATCTGTCACGCAAAACAATAAACTGTCAGAACAACCTGAAGTTTGTTGGCCTGTATAGACAAGTGGAGGCATCCCTGTTCTATACACACCCATCAAATACAGCCTCTGTGGTGATGTTGAGCGTATTTAATTATATGCCTAACACATATCTAGGAGGATATTAAAATGGCCTTTCCAAAAGCAGTTGGCTACGGGAATCTACCTAATGGTAATTTCTCGCCAGTCATCTATTCAAAGCAAGTACAACTTGCATTCCGTAAAGCGTCTACTGTTGAAGACATCACCAATAATGATTACTTTGGTGAAATCGCAAACATGGGCGACAGTGTCAAAATCATTAAAGAACCTGAAGTGTCTGTTCAAAGCTACGCCCGTGGCACACAGATCACTGCTCAAGATCTGAATGATGAAGACTTCACCTTGGTTGTTGACCAAGCTAACTACTACGCTTTCAAGATTGATGACATCGAAGCAGCTCACTCACATGTGAACTTCATGCAGATGGCTTCTGATCGTGCAGCGTATCGTTTGCGTGATCAGTATGACCAAGATGTATTGGGTTACTTGTCTGGTTTCTCACAGTCTGCAAAGCATGTGAATCCTGACACAGCTCGTACAACAGCCGCTGGTACTAAGGCAGTTACTGCCGCTGGTTCTGATGAGTTGTTGGCTTCTATGAAGCTGAAAAAAGGTAGCTTCGGTAACATCACTACAGCTTCTGCTGGTGATCATTCCATTCCTTTGGCTCCTCGCCTCCCCGGTGCAACAGCATTGCCTACAGATGTGGCATCACCTTTGATGGTGATTTCTCGTATGGGTCGTCTGTTGGATCAACAGTTTGTTGATTCTGCTGGTCGTTGGTTGGTGGTCGATCCTGTGTTCATCGAGATGTTGAAGGACGAAGACAGCCGTTTGTTGAATAGTGACTTTGGTGGTTCTGGTTTGCAGAACGGCTTGGTCATTAACAACTTGCATGGCTTCCGTATCTATGTTTCTAACAACCTGCCAAAAATTGGTACTGGTGCTGGCACTTCAGGTGCTGCTAACCAGAACACCAACTATGGTGTGATTGTTGGCGGTCATGACTCTGCTGTTGCTTCTGCTCAGCAAATCACCAAGACTGAAACATATCGTGATCCTGACAGCTTCGCTGACATCGTGCGTGGTATGCATCTTTATGGTCGCAAAATCTTGCGTCCTGAAGGCATCGTCACTGCTAAATACAACGCTGCTTAAGGAGAAACATTATGGCAACTATTACAACTTTGGCTGGTGCAGCCTCCGCTGGTCGCACTGTTGGTGCTGTCCCTTACTTGGTCGATGTTACAGTTGACTTCGCTGCTGCAGCTACAGCTAAAGGTTCTGCCTTGGCTGCTGCTGATGTCATCGAAGCTCTCAGTGTTCCCGCTAACACTCTCATCTTGAATGCTGGTATGGAAGTTATCACCGCCCTCGGTGGTGAGTCCAACGATACTACATTCGACTTGGGCGTGACTGGTGTTGATGCTGACAACTTCGTTGATGGCTTTGATGCTGACGCTGCTGCTGCTGGTGCTTATGCCCAGAATGCTGCTGCTTTCCAGCCTATCGTCAACGCAACTGCTGACACTATTGACATCTTGATTGCCACTGCAACTACTGCTCCCACCTCTGGTGAAGTGCGTGTATGGGCTGTGTTGATGAATGTTGATGGTCGTCCTGCACGAACTTCCGTTGATCGTGAGCAACTGGCTTAATAGCTAGTTAATACTGGGAGGGGCTTAACCGCCTCTCCCTTTTATTGTTTAAAACTATGTCTACATACATTTCTTTAACGAATGAATTGCTACGCAGAATGGGTGAGGTCACCTTAGACTCCACCGAATTCGATGGGGCTAGGAACATCCAAGCTCTAGCCAAGAATGCTGTCAATTCATCCATTAGAGAATTGATGCACTCTGCACAAGAGTGGCCTTTTGCTCTTGTTACTAACACACAAACAATGACAGTGGGTACAGGAACATATTCCTTCCCTGCTGCTTTGTCTAGTGTTGATTGGGAAAGCTTCTATCTTAAGAAGCTAACGGCAGCGGATAATGATCCTCTTCGTCTTCCTGTTCTAACTTACACAGACTACTTAGACAACCATCGTCCCAGTGATGATGTTAATGGTACTGGCGGGTATGGACCAGCCATTGCTGTTTATCAAACACAAGAGTCTAAGTTTGGTATTACTCCACTGCCTGATCAGGCTTATGAGATTGAGTATAAGTATTGGTCTTTCCCTGCTGACTTGGCAGAGTCTACAGATGTATGCATTGTCCCTGACCGCTTTACAAGTGTATTACTTGATGGTGCTATGTTCTATATGCTGATGTTCAGATCTAATGAACAGGGAGCAACTGTATATAAAGAGAAGTTTGATGCTGGTATCAGGACAATGCGTAGGGTGTTGTTAGATGAACCTTTGTATATGCGTTCAACGATGATTGTTAAACCATCATTCAATCCTAGAGTGTTTTAATGGCAGATAGAATCAGTGGATTTAAAGTTACATGTACTGGTGGTATGAATACCAACAGGGATGTACTATCTCAAGGTGAGATGTATCCCGGTTCTGGAACACAGCTTATTAATTATGAGCCATCAGTAACTGGTGGTTATAGACGGGTTAGTGGGTTTGCTAATAGTTATGGCACTGTAACAGGAACAGGTAATGTTCTTGGTGTGTTTGTATCAGAGAATCTTAATGATGGTATCTTTGCTTGTCGTAAAGCTACATCAGGAACCGACTACTTTTATAAGTGGGTAGCTTCCTCATCCACTTGGTCAGTCATTACAACCCCCGGCACTGTCACTATGGTGGGTGTTAAGAAGGTTAGATTTACCAAGTACAACTGGAGTGCTCCTAAGTTTGTATTAACTGATGGTATCAATCCAGCAGCTATTTACGATGGAACAACTTACACACAGATTACAGATGCTAATGCACCTAACAGTCCTAAGTATTCTGCTGCGTTTAAGAACCACATCTTCTTAGCTGGAGATGTTACAGATCCTTACAACTTATACATCTCTTCTCCTTTGGCAGAGACAAACTTCAACCCTGCTAATGGTGCTGCAGTTATCAATGTAGGTTTTGAGATTGTACAGATTAAGCAGTTTAGAGATACGCTGTACATCTTTGGTAAGAATGCTATTAAGAGTTTGACAGGTACTAACATTGCTGACTTTGTTGTTAGTGAAGTTACAACAAATTTAGGTTGTGTTGTACCGGATAGTGTGATAGAACTGGGTGGTAATCTAGTATTCCTTGGTCCTGATGGTTTTAGACCTGTGGCTGGTACAAGCAAGATTGGTGATGTGGAGCTTGAGACAATCTCTAAGCAAATTCAATTTACCATCACTGCCATCTTACAAGAACTTGTAGCTGGTTCAATTGATCCAGAGCTTCTGAGTTCAGTTGTTATTCGTAAGAAGTCACAGTTTAGATTGTTCATACCATCTGAAGGAACCTTTGGTTTGTTAGGTGGTTTGAGAGCTAGTGAAGGTGGTGTGTCTTTTGAGTATAGCCAGCTTTATGGCTTTCCTGCTACCTGTGCTTCTAGTGGATACATTGGTGTAGATGAAGTAGTTATTCATGGGGATTCTACTGGTAAGGTTTATAAACAAGAGACAGGAACTTCTTTTAATTCTTTAGAAATCTTGAGTGTTTATCAAACTCCTTATTATTACTTCCAAGATCCTACGATTAGAAAGAACTTCTACAACATCTCAACATTCTTGAGAAGTGAAGGTTCTACAAGTATTGTGATGGGTGTTAGCTATGACTTTGAAGACTCAATTGATGTCTTCAATCCAGCCAACTACAACATCTCAACCACTGGTGCTGCTGCCTATTACAATGAAGCCATCTATGATGCTTCAGCAATTTACGATGGTAACCCATCACCAGTGGAGAAGACAAACATTGAAGGCTCTGGATTCTCAGTGGCTTTTAAATATGTGACTAATGATACGAATGCTAGTCATACGATTCAGGGATTGGTCTTGAATTATTCTATGAATGATAGACGCTAAGGAGAACTACCTTGACAGGTTATGTAAGACAATCGGCTGCTGATATCGTCCCAACGGGCGTAGTTAGAGCCGCCCCAATTAACAATGAGCTTAATGCTCTGCGTGATGCATTCAATGTTGCTGGTGGTCACAAGCACGATGGAACTACTGCTGAGGGCCACCCTGTCCCTGTTATCGGTGATAGTGACTTA